ACCTTGCGGCGCAGGTGCAGCGCCTTCTCCAGCTTCTCGATCTTCTCGACCTGATCTTCCTCGGCCTGCCATGTGCGCCACTCGCGGGTGGCATCGTAGGCCGGGATATCGATGATCTTGCGGGCGACCCAATCGGTCCGGTACGCCGCTTCCAACTGGCCTTTGGCCATCGGTGTGTAGACGTAGCGGGCGTAGGTGGATTTGTCGGAGGTGGTGCCGAGGCCGGTCAGGAGATTGGCTAGACTGTCGATCCAAGCCCAGTTTGTCAGCATTGCTGATCCTCTCGCACCACCGCGCTCACCTCACCCGTTCGCGTGAGGGATAATTGCACAGCTTGGCATGCTCGTCACAGTACGATGCGTTCCCGGCTCGCTCTTTGCCGCAATAGCGCATCTCGCCCACCGGGTAGCGGCAATGCCGCCGCCTCAACTGCATGAACGAGACCGAGCCGGTAAACTGCGGTTCTGGCTCCTGTTCTGGTACCAGAACGGGGGACATCACAGGATCAGGGGTCTCCGGTTTCGGCTCTGGTGCCTGCCTGAACCGCCGCACCACCGGCCGCGGCTGTGGCGGCTTGGTTTTGATGCCCAAGCGCCATGCCCGCCCACCCACGGCACTGCGGGTCAAGGATAGACCGTAACGCTGGTTCAGCTCCCCGGCGACAGCGCTGTAGGAACCGACGCCCTCGGCCAGCCACTGCTTCAGCAGCTCGTCCATCTCCGTGGTCCACATCGTCCTGTCTTCGTTACGCATTACCACTTCCAAGTCGCCCGCCATTGTCGTTATGCGCCATGTCTTTGCACATCGCCCAGCAGACGAGATGGGCCGGGACGCATAACAACACCCGGCCCGAACTCTTAACGCTACGCACACAAATCGCGATCATCGTGTGATCTCATACCAAAGCACCGCTACAGCCAGGAGCGCGCCGCCACAGATCGTCGAAATGGCCAACGCTGCAACAGCGTACTCGTTCATCGCGCACCCAAGTACAACCCGAGTATGACCACCATCATGATGGCGATGCCGGAAGCTACCGCCATGGCATAGTCGAGCCGGAACTTCACCTCAAACTCAGCGGCGGCGCAGCTCCCAACAGACCGGCGATCACGTAGACAATGACAATCACCACGACGATTGTGATCAACACGTTGATGACGGTGCGGAAGCGCGGGTCCATCGGCACCATCGGCAACAACTGATTGACGCCCCACAGGATGACACCGGCGATTATCAGAAACATGATGATGTAGATTAGCGTCGTGATCATGGCTCGAACTCCACATCTGGTTCAGGTTCATTTGGTTCCAGCGCAACTGTGATGATCTGATCGTCATCGATGTCAATATCAACCGCCTCGTCCACCTCGATGCGGCGCACATCGTTGTCGTCGATAGTCACCAGCACCGGTGTGCCTTCGATGTTGCGCAGCGTGATCCTGGCGAATTTAGCTAACATCTGATCCGCCAGCTCTGCGAAGTCTCTGGGCCAAACAGCCCGTCGTTCATCGGCATCAAATCTTCGCTGCCGATCACTTCCAGCGCCGGAGCAGGATCGACCCGCGTCGTCGACGGCAGCAGGAAATAGATGGTTCCATCCGGAGTGCCGTCCTTCAGCAGCACGAACTGCTTGTGCAGCGTCTGCCCGAGCATCAGTTGATTGAGCACCTGCCGCTTGCCTCTGATCATCGCTTCCTCCTGGTTCAAAGCACACCGACCGCACTGCGGCGCTTGGTGCCGTCGCGCTCGTCCGAAATGCCAATGTCACCAACCCACGCAAGGCTGCTGTCATAGGTAGCGCGCCGTGTGCCTTCCAGCGCGTAGCGCAGCGAGTCGATGACGTGGTTATTCCGGTCCTCCAGGATCGGCAGGATTTCGTTGGTATGCTTGTCGATCTTGTAGCTGTAGGTGGACAGCTCCTCGATGGCGTTGGTGCAGTTTGGACTGACCACGATATCGAACGAGCACAGGAACTCGATACCATCCTCAATCGAGCCGGAACCCTTCTGCGCTGGATGGATGTCGAAGCCCCGCCGCTTCAGATAGGCGATTGTATCAGCTCGTGCGCTGTCGGCAATGATTGGCCAGCGCAATGCCTGTGGAACGCCGTGATAATTCTTGCGATTGAGCCAGCGTGACGGCAGCTCGAAATCATCACCGGCAAACAGCGCCGGGAGATCGTCGATCTCGCAATGGTGCGCCACCGCCTCGTGATCAATGTAGAGCGTGCGGTCAACCACGAAGCAGCGCACCAGCACACTGGGATCGGAGGCATAGCCGAAGTCGCAGCCGAAGTAGAACCGCAAGCTCTCACTGCGTGCCCGCATGATCTCGGCCACGCTGCCGACGCGCCAGTTGCGGATCACCTGCGCCTCGGAGCGCGTGAGGTATTCGCCCAGCCAGATATGCCGGTAGCGGCCGGGATCGCGGGCCCGGTCCCGCTCCATCTCGACTTGCAGCACGTTCGGGAAGAACGGGTTGTCGTGGTAGTTCACCTGCTGCACCACCGACCACTGCTTGTACGACTTGATCAGCATCGGATCGGGGTTGGCACCATCCTCGTCATGCAAGAACATATCGATGGGATCGTCGCGGCGGCGCGGGTTCCAGCTCGCCCAAATCTCCGAGCCGTCCTTGCGGATGGTGTTTTTCAGATCGATCAAGCTCTTGTCGCTGATCGACTGCGCTTCCTCGATCCAAGCCACGTCCACGTCCTCGTACGACTTGATCGTCTCGGTGTCGGAGCGCAGCCCCTTGAAAATGAACTGGGTGCCGTTGATGCCGCGAATTTCCTCGCGGGTGCTGTAGTAAAAGTTATCCATGCCGAAGCGGGCGAACTCCTTGTCGAGCAGGTGCTTCACGCTGTCCTTGATCGAGTTCTGCACCTCGCGGCAGCACAGGATACGCATCCGCCTGCGCTGCCCCATGATCAGCAGAGCGTCGGCGAACGCTGTGCTTTTGCCTGAGCCGCGACCACCGTGATAGCCCTTGTAGCGGATCGGGCTGAACAACTCCCGGAAGATGTCAGGTATCTGGACCTTGATTTCAGGCACGGCTACTCGCCCAGTGCGCTATCGATGATGGTGCCATTGTGAGCGAGCCGGTCGCGCATCGCCGGATCGCGCCACCACCCTGGATACCAGACGCAGAGTGCGCAGTACGGGTGGAGAGGTGATGGCACGCAGCCGACGATGTGCACGCCGCATTCGCAGCAGTTAAAATCGGCTTTGTCGGGGTCGCTCTTTCGGTGCGCTACGTGCTGCGTCATGGGATTACTCGCCCAGTGCGTCGTCGATGATGGTGCCGATGGACTTGATGATGTGCCGGGCGATATAGGCGCTCAGGCAGTCCATCGACTCGCCGCCGTGCCGCAGCAGATCATGACAGCGGCGCAGATCGGGCTCCGGGAACGTATGAAGCGGATAGACATCGGCCCAGCTCTCGATCTGCTTGAGAGCGGCTTCCAGCTCCGCGATACGCGCTGCAAGCGCAGCCGCAGGATCATCCGGTGTCGGCGTGCTCAGGTCGCCTGGGATGTCACTGCCGACCATTATCGTGCGGGTGGAGGTGCGGCGGCACTGACCGTGATGGCGAAGTCACGCTGGGTTGGCTGCACCACCGGGGTCTTTCGCGTACCAGATCGAAACTTGACGAAATTCCAGAACTTGGCCCATTCGTGGTCAACCCGCACCGCGGCACCGGTTGTCACTGCCATCGATACCTCGTTGCCGTCGCGGTCGTACAGGTCGTTGTAGCCATTGCCGTCCGTGGAAATCTGGAACGTCAGCCTGCCGCCCGACCAGCCCGCAGGCATGGTGATGCGCACCGCATCGCCGCCCGAGCAGTCCACACCTTCAGACAGCGACTGGCCCGCCTGGATGATCGGCCCGTTGAGGACTGTCAGCGTCATTGGCTCTCTCCCGTTTGCGCTCGCGATAGGCGCGCTGTCTCTCGGCTTCCGTCATAGCACGCTGGCCTTTCGGCGGACGCCCCGTTCGCTTGCCTCTATACTGTGCCGTCGCCGCGCGCCGCTGCGCACACGCCTCGCACTCGACCGGCGGCTGCGACATCCGCTTGATCTCGGCCAGGAGCATCCGGCCCAGCTCGTCGCAAATCCGCATGATGTCGGCGTCGGTGTCGTGGGCGCTGCGCAGACGGCCGATCACGGCCCAGACCCGTTCAGGTTCCACCGGCCGCCTCCCGAGCAGCAGCCCGCTTCTTGCGCATGAGATCGCGCATGTACGCCTTCCGATCCGTGTTAGCAGGTGCCTTAGCAGGCTTGCTAACGTTGTTAGCAGGCGCGGTGCTAACGCGCAACAGTGACCGCTCCAGCTCGTCACAGACCAGCATCGTGTCGGCATTGCGCGGCTGCGCTCGCCGCAAGCGCGCCACCACCGCCATGATCGGCTCGTCAGCCATGGCCGTTCCCGCCACCGTTCAGCTTGTGGTCGTCCGATGAGACGAACTGCACAACGACGTTGTTCTGTATGGCGTTCTGCACGTTAGCGCCGTCTGGATTGAACCCGATCAGCTTGCCGAAAGCCCGCAGCGTATCGCGAACCGCCCACTCCTTGCCACCGCGTGTCGCCACGATCAGGTGACCCTCGGCAATGTCCACGAAATCCCTGCGGCACTTCTCGCGAATACCGGAGAGACGATCAGGGTACTGATTGATGTAGTTGTAGACCGTCATGCGCTCGCATTGCAGCAGCGTGGCGGCAATCGAGACGTTGCCAAGTGCCTGATACAGCGCATCCTCAACCTGCTGCACCGTGTAGCGTGGCGGCTTGACGATCTGCTTGCCCATCTTGGCGTTGTACGCTTGCCGTGCAGGCGAAATCAGCTTTTCGGAACTCGGCGTCAAATTCGATAAATCTTCAGAGTTCCGCTCATACCCTTCAGCATCGGGATTACCCGCAACGACCGCTACTTTCTTCTTCGCCATCAAACAGTTATCCGGTTATGCGCTCTGACCTTCTTCGCCATGGTGTTAACTCCCTCCTGTTAACTCAAGCAGCGTCCGATTTGTCCACCTGGATCGCGGCTTTGGCCAATGCCTCGTCGTCGAGATTGCATAGCCGCATGAGGTCGGCACCGGACTGGTAACGGTTCTGCGGCAACTTGGCGGCCTCGCAAAAGTTGGTGCATTGATCCCAGTCACGAAATACCACGACGATATAGAAGTCGTCGGCCTCCTTTGATCCCTTGGGGCGCATTTGAATGAAGCTGTCCTGTAACGCCTTGAGCTTCTGCGACATTTCCGTAATGGCCTGCTCATCAACCTCGCGCTGGACGGTGGTGCCGAACAGCCGCACGATGTCGGCCTCATCGAACCCGGTGCCGGTCACGTCGATGCCCTTGTCGCTCATCAGCTCGCCGAGCTTGGTGATGTCCCAATCGCCCTGTGCGGTCGGGTTGTTCATCAGGATGTTCAGCTCCTTCTCGCGTGGCTCATCGACATCGATCACCGCCACGCTGAGTTCGTAGTTCGAGGTTCCGGCCAAGGTGTCGAGCTGGTGCAGCCGCTGGTGCCCGCCGACAATGTGCCCGGTGCGACGGTTCCAAGTAATCGGGGTGACCATTCCGTGACGCTTCAGCCCCGCCCGCAGCTTGCGCTTGGCAGCATCGCTAAGAACCCGTGGATTGTAGGGAGCGTCGGCGAGATTGGAACGATGCAAGGTCTCGATCTGAAACTTCTCCAGCCCGATGGCGGCAAGGCTCTTGGCTGGACCGGTGTCGGCAAGTTTATTCTTCAGGACCGCGTCAGCATTACG